CGGTGGAACAGTTCAGTTGGAAGCTCATCCTGAAGGTAACGAAGATAGTCGCGAACGATTCTATACATTTCTTCGTCAAAAGACACCAGGAGGAGAATTGTCACTGCTCGATCAAAAATCTGATCGACGTTGTAATTCTTTTCATATTTTTCCAATGTATTAAGAGCTTTCAATCCAGAAAAATGTGGAACATAACACTTGTACATCTGGCTAAATTTCATCGTTAAGCCTAGAAAAGTGTGGCCTTCAAAAGTTTTAGAGACAAAATCTTTTGCTTTGTCAAGGTCACACCCATACTTACGATATTCAGCAACTCTCTCTTCATAAAGAGAGAAACCGATTCCACTTTCGCACGCTATTAGATGATCATCAGCGTACAAAGCAATGTTTATCTTTTCGCGGAAATCTGTGTATAATGAACGATTGTATTTAATACGCCAGATTAGGCACAAAATGAAAAGATGACCAATGCAATTGTCATCAGTAGTGGAATTTTGTCCAGATGGATTTCCAAACATTTTCTGGATAACTTGTCCAGTTGTTAGGCAAATAAAGGACTCTCGAATTTGTGAATACATATATCGCATACGTTTCCACCATTCGGCAGAGGACATTCCTTTTTTGTCCCAACAATAATAGCGAATTTGGAGAATAGCTTCGAAAAGGATATCTATCATTCCAGAATCCCATTTAACACAGTCCCCTTCAATAATGTCGGGGTCTTCAAGTCTATGCATCAGTTCCGCAAGCAGCATTTTAAAACCACCGCGGGACATCCGCACACCATGTTTAATTGGACTAGTTTGATAAAAAGAAGGATCACACATAGCTTCATTAAGGGATTGCGTTAGCCTTGCGGCATACGTAAAACCCTCAAATGGCACGATAGTAAACCCTCGTATGTCATTCTTTTCTAACTTAGAAATTTTCAAAAGTTCGACTTTTCCTGACTGCTTCCACAGCCATGGATATTCTTCAATATGGGCCATTTCCCAAAACAATTCACAGTATTCCGTCATTTGAATGACGGCTTCCTCCTTGTTTTTCAGGCCAAACCATTTTGAAGCAACGACACCTGGAACAGCGTCCGGATTAATCTTTATATCATCATAAGAAACAATTGGGCAAGTACTCTCAAGCCTTCCAAAGAAGTGCGTGAGGTCTTGCATTGCAGCCTTTGTGACCAAAGGATCAGGATTATTCGGGTATTTTTTGTCGTACTTCAAAACAGATTTATTAACACCTTCATGGCTAGAACAAGCAACATGGAAGGCATTTTGATCATATTCGACATCGTACTTAGAGCAGAAATTCTGCCAGAAAGGATCTATTTTTTCTCTCCAAAGATTGAATTTCAGAGATTGTGAGAAGGGGAGAAAACCTATAGATGCAAGGTTACAACAACTCTTGACATCTATGGTAGGGGCCATTTTGTTCACGCAGGTGGAAGTGAGAATTTCCCACCACGGAACCAGACCCCTCGTCCATTGTTTCACTGGCGAGGGGACGGGGGGTTTTTTGAAACCCCACGATGTTCTGAGATGGCTTTCTCAATTTCTTCTTTGACAAAACTGAAAGGAGTAAAATCATTGACAACATTTTCCTTGAATGTGGCAACGTGGATTCCAAGAACTTGTTGAGTTTCCAAGTCCCAAAGAGGAGCACCAGACGTTCCACCTTCTGTTGAACACCAATGTCTAATGTTTTTGGAGGTTCCAGATGATGCTCCAGTGACGTTTTTCTTTCCGTCGTACGCGTTAACGCCAACGGTGTAAGTTTTTCCCACGTCAAAAGTGGAGACATTCGAGGATTTTCCAGCAAGAATATTGACATTGTTTTCTTTGCTACGAATAAAATTATACACTATCACGTCTTTTTCATTGGCGTGGTCAATGTGGACAACCTTTGCCATTCTTGGAACACAGTGGTCAACAATTAAGTCAGCCCAATCTGTGGTCCAAAAAACGAGGGTGTCTCCTTTTTTAAGGATTTCTTCGTTTGAGCGTTGGAATACGTGTGCAGCAGAAATACCATAGCCCTGATACCACCATCCAACTCCAGCAGGAGAGGAATCATCTTTAAACCAGATGTGGTGTTGTTTCTTTCGAAGACCATCAGGAACCATGGGATGATTCGAGATTAATGTTTCTTTTCTTCTATCTGGAGGTGAATCCACAAAGAAGATCTTTGCAGCAAATTTTTGAGTCCCATCATCACGCTTGACGACGTGAAGCTTTTGCCCTTTCTTTTTGGCATGTTCAACATCGGCAACGTACATCCCTGTCACCAATTGCTTACCTCTTCTAAAATTAACAATGTC